TGTTCGGCTTTTTCCATCTTAACAAATCGTCATTTCGTTTGGTACTAAAACATCGAACGTCATCGTCCAACCGCTTAGTAAGTTTTCGAATCGTTCCGTAAAAGGTTCGCAAGTTGGGTTGCCGTCTATTTGGAAAAGGTCGTACGCTAAACTTCCGTGCAACATAATATCATAGGCTCGGTTTAAGATAGCTAACGTTGAGTTCAAAGCGTCTTGTGTATTATCGTTGCCTAAATATACATTCGTGTTTTCGTTCTTTGATATATCTACTAAATCCATTGCAATCAAAGAAATATTAAATCTGGACACGTTTACTTCAAACGTACACGAATTGACCATAATGTGAACAAGTGGAAAAATAGTTTGTTTAGCTAAATCAACTTGGAAAATGTCCCCTTCGCTTACTGAGTTAACCAATGCGTCTGCGTCAAAGTGCGCTTTGAGTTTGTCTATTGCCGTGTAAAATCCTATCATTTTAAATACTTGTTAAGTTGTCGTTGTTCTATTTCGTTTTTTTGTTTCTCAAAAGTTAAGTAGGTCAAACATTTAAGTAGTCCCATTGCGGTAACTTCGTCAAATTTTGTGACATCGCCTTTAGCGAGTGCATAAATTGATTGATACCAACCCCATTGTTTTTGAAATTGTGTTGCTTCGCTAAAGTCTCCAATGCCTTCGGGTTCTTCGCTATCTCTTGTTCTAAATAAGCTATCGTACTTTGTAATAATTCGCTTCCTAAATTCCAAAAAAAAACCGACGAACTTAACACAACTCCGAGCGGTGCGAACTTCATTAAGTCGGAAAATTCAGCCGTGCCAGTATAGTTAATAATTTCGTGTCCGTCTTTTCGTTTTAACTTTATTGGTCGGTACATTACCGCCATTGCTTTATGGTAAGTGTCCCAACTTTTTAAATTTTCCTCAAGGTCTACATATTCGCCAAAACTAATATTTTGTAAGTCGGGAATAAATCCGAACTCCATATCTTTAATTTTAAATGTCGGTGTAAACTTCGGTGTATCTGAAAATAATTTATTAAAGTGCGCTACTAACTTTTGAACTTCGGTATATTTTATGTTTATAATTTCTTTTAGTTCTATATCGCAAAATATCTGAATCATTTTTTCCGCTAACATTTCGTTGTCGGTTGTTGTTTCTTTTACCTTAATAAACTTTTGGTATTGTCCTAAGGTAATTTCGTTTAAGTCTGTTGGTATGGTTAATTCTAATTTCATATTTATATAATTAAGTTTTCGTTTTCTTGTTATATGCAACTGCTATTTCATAAGCGTATAAAAGCATTTCAAAATGTAATACAAACTTTCGTGAATCGCTCATATTTATTTTTACCCTTACGCCTTTGCGTTGGTAAATGTATTCTTCAACTACGGCAATCATTACGTTTAAATCGTTTGTCATCTTATAAAATATAAACCTTTTGTTGGGTTGGCTAATTGGTACGATACTGCATAACGTAAAGCGTCTATTGCGTGGTTATGTTTGTCTATTGGCGTTTTGCTTTTCTTTTCCAACCACGAATAGTTGTTTAGTTCTTTAATCAAATCAATACTATCTTCGGAAATTACCAAGTCGTAATCTTGTAATAAACTGATTCCGTATATTACGCTATCCGCCCCTTTGATCGTTGGAACTACATTATTTCCCAACGAATTTAGTTCGCTTATTAGCCTCGGTTCTGAGTTGTCACCAACTATTAAATCCTTTTCAGCAAACTCTGAATTCAATCGTGCAATTTGACTTGTCGTTAATGCTTGTTTGTAAAATAGTAACTTGACGTAAATAACTTTGTTTGCTTTGTCTATGTTTGTTTTAACTAAGGTTGTCGGGTCTGCACTAAAGCCGTAATCTTGTCCGTAAACGTTTGTTCCTATTTCTCTAAATTGTCCTATCTTCCAATTGGTAAATATTACACCTTCGGCTTTGTCAAGCCAACCACCTAATATTGTGTGCTTGTATTTTTCGGGTCTCCGTGTTTTTATAGCTTCGACTTGGTTTAAGAATGATTCCGATAAATTCTCAAGGTTATCTAAGTACGTCGTGTGAATGTAAGTGGTATCGTTTTTAATTAGCGTTGCGCCTTGTTCTATTCCTTTGCTTTCAAAAAACTTGTCGTAAATAAAATGCTCCTTTGTCGTGGGGTTGAGAATTAATATAACTCGGTTTTGTTTTGTCTTGTGTCGAATTGATAAATCTATTTTATCAAAGGTGTCTTCGTCCGTTAGTTCTTCGGCTTCGTCAAGTACCCAAGTCGTAACACCTTGCAAAGATTTAAGGTTTGCCGTTTGAGTTCCAGAACTTGTTTTAATTCCTTTGAATATTATTTTAGAACCCGTTTGTAAATTTATTATTTCGTCTTTTGTTACAAGAAAATTATCTTGCATATCCATAAGCTCAATTTTTTCGATGAACTCGGGAATGATTGAAATACCCGCACTCACTAAAGTATAACGAGTAAACAAGACAACGTGTCCGCTTTCCTTTGTAAGCAACAATAAGAACGTGGTAACGCTATACGACTTCGACGAACCACGCCCGCCCGTTACAATAAAGTAACGAGACTCACTACCTAAATAATTAAACTTCGGGTTTAATACTATCAATTTTAAAAAGGTCTTTTACGTCAAAGTCTGAGACGTTTAGGTTTGTATCGGTTGTTTGTTTAGGCGCTCCAAATGCGCTATCCATTACCGCCTTGTATGCGTTTACGTCTCCTTTACTTGCTTTGTTTAACATCGCTAACGTAATCATTTCTTCTTGTGTTAATGATTCTATTTCGCCCGTTAGAACGTTCTTATGTTTAGTAATCAAATCTAAATATTGTCGTGCTATCGTACTGCGGTTCTTTGAACCTTTTGGTCTTCCGTTTGGATTAGTAACTTCGCCTTTTTTAAAAGATTTTAAGTTTTCTTCGTTTGCCATTTTTCACTATTGTTTCACTATTGTTTTACTTTCAGATTGCATTTTTCTTTTTAACTTTTTTAATTCTTTTGTAATTATTAAATGGTGCATATTTGTTTTTATCCATTCTTCGGTTACAACCTTTTTATTTAAGTAAGCCATTGCGTTACTTAGTCTCATTTTCGTCTTTGTATTCGTTTACAACTTTGCTTAATCCGTTTACTACTTCTCGTAAACAACTTCCGCAAGATGTCGGTTGCCTTCTTTGGCTAAATACTCTATTGTAAATTTTAAGTAGTTCTCGTTGTTCGCTTGGAATTAAAACGTTCTTTGCTAAAACTTTGGTTGTTGTTAAATATTTGTATTCCGCCTGGGTCAAACATTTTGGTTTTAAGTAAGGAAATAGTTTATTTAATTTTTCCTTTCGTTGTTCACATCCGCAGTCTTCGCCTAATATCCATTTGGCTACCTTTGCAATTTTAGTTACTTCTAAAACTTGTTCGATAGTGTCTCCTAATCCTATTGCTTTTTTCTTTGCCATAATTTTTACTTTATAAGTTCGTAATCTTTGTTTTGGTAATCTTGGTAATTCTCTTCTATGTTTTCTTTGATTCGTGTTTTGCAATATTTTAACGTGTGGAAAATAGACGTAACCGATATATTTGTTTCTTTGCTTATTTCACGCATTGACATATCGGAATCTTTATAAAGGTTGAAAAGCATTTGATCGTACCAATGCCATTCGTCAACTACGTTTTCAACTTGGTTTAATAAGTAATTAAATGATTCGTGTTTTTCTACGTTTGACGTTTCGTCTGCTAACATCGCTATTGAATCCAAATCTACTTTTTGCATTTTGTTTGCTTTATTCACGTGTTGTAAAAAAGTATTTTTAAGCGCAAACCAAACATAAGATTTGTTTAAGTTTCCGTTTGTAAATAATTTTTCTTCGTTGCTCCATTTCAAAAGCATTAAATAAGTTTCTTGTACTATGTCTTCAGCAAAGAAATATTCGCCAAATGAGTTAACTATCTTAACCCATTCTTTATGATGCTTTACTACTTTGTTAATCCACTCCAATTTTACTTTGTTTAAATATTAATCAAATATATGTTTATTTTTTCAACAAGTAACAAAAAATCTTATCAACAAACTTTTGTTAAATAAAAAACCCCTAATTAAAGGGGCGTAAACTTATTGTAGTTTTAATCGGTAAATATACTTGTCTATCTTTTTTGCGGTTTCTAAACTTACATCTTTACCTTGTAAAAATCGGTCTATATTGTACTGGTGGAATTTTTCACCTCTACCTTTTATTTCTTTTACAACTTGGTTTCGTGTTCGTGTTTTTAGCGCTTCGAGTAAACAAGCTCGTAAGCTATAATCGTCTATCAACATCGGTCTAAATTTATTTCGTTTTCTTGTAAGATTTCAAAGAACTTTTCCCTTATGCGCTCAACCATTTCAAATTGATTTTCTTTGAGTTCTTCGTACTTCCAAATGCTTCTTAATTCGTCTTTGATTTCGGTTAATGCAAAAAACATTTTCGTTGATTTTACTGCTGATTCAAATTCAAATTGGTCATCTGGTAGGTTATATTCAAGTTTTACTTTCATATTTTAGTTAATTGTTTAGATTAATACTTATTTTCATACTTACTGCACATTTTAGTTTAATATAAGGGGCAATTTTTACCCCTTAAACTTTATTAAAATGGCAAATCGTCTGAACAATCCAATGCAACTTCTTTAAACGCACCTTCAACTGCGTTAATTTGCCAACCTTCAATCGTGTTGAAATACTTTATTTCGCCTTGTGGTGACTTCCATTCACGCCCTCTTAAATTAATGCTTACTTCGACTTGTTCGCCAACGTTATTTTGGTTTATTAAATCGGTTTTGTCTTGTGTAAATTGAATCGTTATGTATTGCGGAAATTTTTCGTCCGTCAATAATACAACATCTTTACTTTTAAACTTTTCGCTTACTTTTCTAAGCGCTCCAACAAAGTGGATTTTTCCCGTTACTTTCATTTGTTTTATTTTAAATTGATTACTAATTCGTTATAATATTCCCTGCATTCTTCTATTCGTGTTTTGATTGATTCGATAACAACATCGTCTTTTACTATTTTAAACGTTTTTAGGCGCTTTTCTTTTGGTATATGTCCAAATGTGTGCTTTGATTGTACAAACGCTCTTAAATCCAAACTTTCCTCAATCAAACTTGCCTTCCAATGTTCCCTTCTTATTTCGTCTTCGACTATTTGTAAAGGGGTGTCAACCAAACAATAGCAAAGTAAAGATTCTTCTTTGCCCGTTAACCACATATACCCGTGCATTTGGTAAAAGTAAGATTTATTTGTTAATTCGGTGTCGAAAAAAGGAAAAGTTGTTACGTCAAAACTACTCTTTACATCAAGTAAAATTTCGTCCGTGTTTACGTCGGGCGTTCCCGTAATCCAATCGTTGCTAAAATGTTCTTCGTTTTTATAAATGAATCCTAAATTCAAAACGTCGTTACAAAGTGCAATTGATAATTCTTCAACCTCGTTTCCTTTGTCGGTATATCGTGAACTAAATTCTTTGCGTATTCCGTAAACTTCTTCAACTGCTAATTCTTGTAAATAAGTTTTAGTGGTTTGGCTTAACTTTTCCCCTTTTGTTTTGGGGTTCGTCATTATTTTTCCGATTGAACTACAACGTATTTTCATAACTCAAGGGTTTTTAATTGTTCTGGCGTTAATTCGAAAGTCTTTGTAAGTTCGTCCATTGTATAACCTCCGTCGCTTATTGCTTTAATTGCCTTTGCTAATCGTTTGTCGTCAATAGCAACTTTTTTAGTTTCGTTTTTTACTTCGGTCTTTACTTGTTCACCACCTGCGTCCGTATCTTTGTCCGTAACTAATCCTAAAGCACTTGATAAAGCGTAACGCCTTAAATAAGTTATTGCCGAACCCAAAACTTGGAAATCATTCATTCCCTTTAACGCTACGTTTTGAGGAATAGACGTTTTACTTTCTAAAGTTTCACCGCTTTCAACGTGAAAAACAATAGTAATTAAGTCCGTGCCGTGAATCAATTGTGTAAACCCTAAGCCGTGTTTTTTTAACAACGGGTTTATTACTTCAAAGATTTTCGGAAGGTCTGCGTAAGTGTAGCCGTAACCTTGCGTTGCTTTGTGAATCGTTGGAACTTCTTGTTGAAATTCCGCTAAACTTTTAAATAAATGTTTCATTTTTATTGGTTTTATTGGTTAGTAATTATATGCAAATATAACAATTTAATTAATATACAACTATTTTTTAATTTATTTTTTTTAATTGATAATTTTTTATAATCCAAGTATCTTCTTTAAATGCAAATTTTCCGTCTAATTCCCCTTTTCTTTTAAATTCCTTTAATTGGTTTACTTCGTGTTTTGGTAGCATTCCCTTTATCCAAACTTTGCTATAATCGTTTAAAGCGTGTATAAAACAATAATAATCGCAATCTTGTTTATCGTTGAATGTACTCAAATGGCAATTAAAATTAATGTGAGCAGGTACGTTTGAAGCTAAAGTTTTACATTCGATTTTATAGCCATCAATCAATAAATCGTAATTAAAGTTTTGGGCGTGAATAACTTCTTTGCCTTTGTTTTTATAATAATCAAAAACCATTATTTCACCAAGCGCCCCTATTAAATTTCCTTTGCCTTTAGTTAGTGAATTATTTAATGTTTTAAAATCGTACAATATTTTCGCTCGTTCTAATTGACTGCTATTTACGTTAAGTTGTAACATTTGTTTTTTTGTTTGTAAGTTTCAATTATTTCTTTTAATTCGTCCCTTGTATATTTTCGTGTTTCGTGTGCTTTGCCTTGTAATTCAATTAAACGTTCTGGTCCTATTCGTTCTTGTATTCCTATTTGATAATTCAAAAGGTTTCCGTGTAAATATTGATTACAATAAACACATTGAGCGTGTACGTTGTCTTCGTCAAAAGTTACGGCTTTATGTCCGCCCATTGAATAATAATGTCCCGCATCAAATTTTTGACCTAACTGAGTTCCGCAAGAAATACATCCTTTGTTTCGGTCTCGGTTTCTTATATAGCTATTAAAATAAGTTTGCGCTAATTTTGTAAGTTCTTGAATCGTTTGTAAATTTTCCTTTATTTCTTTTTTTCGTGTTTTCCATTCTTTTTCTTTTTGCGAATTTACCCAAACTTTTATGCAAGGTTCTTCTAAACAATATTTTTGGTTAAATCTTATTGGCGTAAATTCCGCTTTGCAATTTTTACATTTTTTCATTTTTCTATAAATTTAAATATGTGTTCTATTATTGGTAAAGTCCATCCGTCCCCCAATAAACTTCCCGCTTTTGCCGTTGTAAGTATGTCACAATAATTATCGGGAAAACCTTGTAAACGGCACATTTCAATTTTATTGATCGTTCTAACAATACCATTTTTATAAGAAAATAGGTTGTTATTTGATTTTATTAAACAAGGCGCTTTACCTTTTGTAACTCTCGCCCTTCTTGTTTTACTTTTATAAAAAGATAAATCAATACAATCATTTTCTGAAATTATATCATAACCTTGTTTAGTATTTGTTTTGCATCTTAATTCGTTATTTTCTTCGTAAATCAAAGTAAGCATTCCCGTTGTTTCGCTTCGGTGTTTTAGCGCTTCTTGACTACCTTGATTATTTCGATGTCCTTGCATTTTTAAAGAAACGTGTTTATCAGTATCAACATAAATCATATTTATAAAATCTCTTTTTGCTCGTTTTTTAATACTTTCTTGACTTGAACAAACCCTACTTTCACTTTCTAATAGTGCAAGTGCTTTAATTCTTTCA